ACGCTAGCGTTATGTATGGCGAAAAAGAACTGGAAAACGTACTACGTTTTGAGCCTTTGTTAAAGCAACAGTTTGACGAAATTATCTATAGTTTGATTGACCCGAAGGGGTATAGCGAGTTAAATATCGACCAACTTGTTAAAAAATATAATAACTTGCTAATAGAAAACGCCCAACTTAAAATGGATAAAAACACTTTTAAGTGGGGTAAAAAAGTAGTATGAGCGGATTTAAAAAATATCTAGGACCCGAAGACAAGCTACAGATAGCTGTAAACAATTATTTATCTATAGCTTACCCAAAGGCGCTTTTTTGCCACGTACCAAACGAGGGTAAACGTTCGCCGTTCGAGCGTTACAAATTCAAAGAACTAGGCGGTAAAGCTGGTATACCAGATATACTAGTATTACCCCCAGTAAACAATATAACGGCCTTGCTATTGAATTAAAAGCTGGCCGTAACAAACCAACAGCAAAACAAATAGAATGGCTAGACAATCTAAAAGCTAACGGCTGGGTTAGCTATTGTTTAAACGATTTTGATACCATAACTGAAATAATAGACAAATACTTTAAAAATGATTTATAGCAGCGTTTACTTTGACGAAACTAACCAAAAGCTACGCTGGACTTCTACAGCGCCAGAAAACCTAAAATTTAAATATGAGTTTGTAGGTAAGATGACACGCGTAGAGTTTGATTTATTAGTAGAAATACTATTCGAAATATACCAGGACAGACCAATAAAGCTAAGCGAGTTTGGCGGCATATTTAGCGATATACGCCAGTTTTGCGATAAGATAAAAAACTTACTTGAAGATGACAGCGAAAACTACGGATATAAACACCAGTTTGACGTATAGCATAGTAATACAAGGGCTTAACAAGAAACAATACGAAAGCACTTTAAGCGCTTTAAAACGCCTACAAAAAGGGGGTTTTTTAGCCGACCACTTAGAAATAAGCGGTACTAGTAATAGTGCTAGTATCTATAAAGGTGCTAGTACCTTTAAAGGTGCTAGTAATATATATAATAATACTAGTAATATAGATAATAATAAAAGAAATATACGTCCGAAGTCAAAAACAGCCACCCAAAACAGCTTAGAAATAGCTACAAAAGCCCTAGATCATTTTATAGCGCTTTTTCCTACTAAGTTTAAACCAAACACAAATACCAGGCGCGAAAAATGGCTAGATACACTTGACAAAATACAGCGAATTGACGGCTACAACCTTGGCGAAGTTTACCAAGTTTGTAAGAAACTTAGAACTGATAGCTTTTGGCAAGAAAACTTTTTAAGCATTTTAAAGCTACGTACAAGCGATAAAAACGGCGTCCTATACATTCATAGGTTTATGACTAGAAACGCGCTTAAATCGCGTCCTACGGCCTACAATAAGGTATCTAACGTGGTTAAGTACTTTGTATATTTTGAAAACGACCAAGAACTACTAGGCGCTAAAACCAAAAACGGCGAACTAAACGACTATAATTTACGCCAGCTACTAACTAACCAAGAATACGAAGAACTTTTAAAGTATGCTAGATAATATAGAACAGATTAAAAGCTTTGAAAGGCAGCTAATTTTCCTACTAAACTTAGACGGCTGGGCCTTACAGTGGACTGGCGAGGGTTACGAAAGTTTTGACGCGGACGGCTACGACGACAGCGGTAATACTTGTGTATTAGAGTTGAAGTTTAGGAAAAAGGCCTACAGACTAAAGATGCTAGAGAAGTACAAACACGATAAACTACAGGCTTTAGACGTACAGAAAAAATACTACGGCGTAGTAGATTCTAGAGGTTTATATATATTTGATCTCGAAAACATAACCGATAACACCCAGTTTATAGACTGCCCGAATACTACGGTTTTTAATAACCACGAAGTAGTAGATATGGGCGGCAAACGCCAAAAAGAAGTCTATTTACTGGGCAACGCTGACAAGCGTTACTTTTATAGATTTAACTTTAAAACTTAGAAAAATGAGAAGAATAACAAAAAACGAAATAAGAGTATTTAGCTTTATACTTGGGACTTATACATTTTGGTTTTTAGTATTTATTACACTAGCTAATATACTTTTATAATATGAGTTACTTAACGGAATTACAGGGCCTTGGTATACAGGTTAAAAGAACCAGCGGCGAGGTTAAAACACTTTGCCCAAAATGTAGCCATACAAGAAAAAATAAAAGCGATTTTTGCCTAAGCGTAAATATAGACCAGGGTATATACAACTGCCATAACTGCGGCTGGGCTGGTAACGTAAAGTTTAAGCAAAAAGTAGAATACGTAAAACCGCCAAAGGTAAACGCTGAACTAAACAGCCGTATTATAGACTGGTTCGGTAAGCGGGGTATAACAGAACCCACGCTTGTACACTACAAAATAGGCGAAAGCGTAGAATATATACCGCAAGTACAGAAAAAACGCCGTACGATCAACTTTAACTACTTTAGGGCTGGCGAACTAGTAAACGTAAAATACCGCGACGCTGAAAAGAATTTTAAGCTTGTTAGCGGTGCTGAACTGATTTTTTACGGCCTAGATAACATAGCCGATAACAAAAGCTGTTATATAGTAGAAGGCGAACTAGACGCGCTTAGCCTTCACGAAGCTGGTTTATACAGCGTAGTAAGCGTACCTAACGGCGCCAGTAAAGGTAACCAGCGCCTAGACTATCTAGACAACTGTTATAAATACTTTGAGAATAAAGAAGAAATAATACTTTGTACTGATAACGACCAGCCTGGGCTGATGTTACGTAAAGAATTGGCCCGTAGACTTGGCGCTTACCGCTGTAAATACGTCGATTTTGGCGATTTTAAAGATGCTAACGAGGTTTTAATAAGCAAAGGGGCCGAAACACTACGCCAGTATATTAAAGGCGCTAAAAATTTCCCTTTAGAGGGCGTTATAAATGTTTCGGATATATGGACCAGCGTACTAAACTTTAACGAAAACGGTATAAAAAACTACAGTCTAGGTATAGGCGATAGTGATAACTATTTTAAGCTAGCCTTTGGCGAATGGACTGTACTAACTGGTATACCTAATAGCGGTAAGTCTGACTTTACAGACCAGATACTAGTAAACCTTGCCACTAAATACGGTTTTAGGTGCGCGATGTTTAGCCCCGAAAGCTGGCCCTACGAAGGCCATATAAAGCGAATAGCTGATAAACTAAACGAACGTAGCTGTAGCGTAGACGATCTTAACCATACTAAAGACTTTATACAAGAACATTTTTACTGGGTTAAAATTGACTTAGAAAACCTAACGCTAAAAGGAATACTAGACGCCTTTAAACAGCTGGTTTTTCAAAAGGGGGTAAACGTATTGCTTATAGACCCTTGGAATATGCTAGACCATAGCGCCCAGCGCGATTTTAGCTATATAGGTAAACAGCTTAGCGAAATTACCCAGTTTTGCCAGCAAACTAATACCCACCTAATACTAGTAGCCCACCCGCGTAAAATTGAAAGCGATAACGGGGTATATAAAAAGCCAGGGCTGTACGATATTAGCGGGTCCGCTGATTTCTATAATAAAGCTTATAACGGCTTAGTATGCTACAGAAACATAGGGCAAAAGACCGAATACAAAAGCGATATAGTAAGCATATATGTAGAAAAAGTAAAGCGTAAAGAAAACGGCCAGCTAGGCCAGTTTGATGTAGCCCCAGACTTTAGAAACGGCGGGGTATACAAGCCGATAGGTAAAGAAAATAAAACATTTGAAGTAATAAAAGACACTAACGTACCTTGGTAATATGACTGAAAAACATTTTGAGGCCCTAAGCTGGTGCGTAAAAAACGGTATAAAGGTTTACGTAAACCCAACAATAAAAGGCTTACACGTTCAAATAAACGATAACGGGCAACTAGTACAAAGCCCAGATACGTACACAAAAAAGGAAGCTGATCTTAAAGTATGGGCGCTTTATTTGTATCTTTACGAAACTAAAAGCGTTTAATATGCCTTTATTTGGTATTACTTTTTTTCCTATCTACGGCCTTACTGTAGGTATAAACTATATAGACAGCACGCTACAAGGGACCGAAGTAGTGGACCAAGAAGAACACGTAATACAGTTTTTACTACTGTTTTTTGGC